GTCTGCCATATTTATTAACCTTCTTCTCGTTTTGCCCGGTTCTTGTAGTCATCCCGTGCTACGACCAACGTGATGAAATCATTGTCGTTTGCCGGGATACTCTCCACCGCCGGGTCTGCAAAGAGCTTTGGCCGCCACTCGTTAATCATGCGTTTTTTGCAGTTGGATATTTTCCCGACCACCGACGCTTGCACCCAATCATTGATACTAAGCAAATCGTTTTCCAGAACCGTTACATCAATATCCGAAATCGTGACTGTTATATCCATTATCTACGCTCCTTTAAGCGACTAGCACCCCTGTGAACATCCCACCACCTATATCCACGGTAGTCGCACCAGTGACGGTGACTTTTGCGAGGGCCGTGTCGCAGGCATCCATATCAGCAACAACCGTATACATGGTGGGATAATATTCACATTCGGTAAATTCCCTAGACTCCGTGTTATTGTGGTAATTCAGATTACTGGTCACTAGGATTGTGTTGATATTCGATACTGCCGCCGTGATTCCCGAAAACTGCAACTGTACAGACAGCAGATACCTACCAGTGATGGGGGCGGTAAAAGTTTCGGTGCTAGCATTAAAATTACAACCCTGGTCGAATCGCTCAGTGTCCCAAGCAACGGTATGCTGGCTAGTCCCGATATTGCTACAGGTAGTATCATTTTCAAGAGAAAACGCTGGTTGTGCCGCCATCGTGACTTCACCAGCCGCGCTGACGGCGATGCCCGTTGTTCCACCGTTGCCAACCAGTAGTCTAGCCTGCATATCCAGATTGCCGCCAAGCTGGGGCGACGTATCACAGACCACATCACCGCCAGCAGCAGCCGCCCATGACGTAACGCCAGCCGTGGTGGATGTCAAAACAAAACCACAGGTGCCTGCCACGGCAGTGGGCAGAGTTATCGTGTAGCTGGTGGATACGTTGGGAGCCTTCAACGCCACATAATTGCACCCGTTGTCGGTGTCTTCAAACATCCGAACTTCGGCAGCGTTGGTTGCATTGGCACCCACGGTTACAAACGTCCCAGGATTCAGCGTGATTCCCCCAGCGTCCGACGTTAGGCATATCGAGCCAGTACCGTTCCCCTGGTCAGCATGAAGGATGATGGTTTCACTGGTGCCAGCATCGGCGGTCAACCGGATGGCCCCGGCAGCGTTCAAGCCAGACTTGATACCGATGCCGCCAACGTCCGAAAGCAGTTGGACGGAAGCCACTCCTTCGTTGACCGCCGTTCCTTGGTCGTTGTAAATCTGAATCGTTGAAGTCGTTCCACCGTCTGCGGTAATGTTGACGGCATTTGCCAAGTTCGCCGTGCTACGAATCCCCACGCCACCCGCATCGGATAACAGACTGATGCTTTCGGCACCTTCCGTGACGCTGCTTCCCAAGTCGTTGAAGATGCTGATTGTCCCTGTCGTGCCGCCGTCCGACGTGATGTTGATGGCGTTGGCAAGGTTGGCGGTGCTGCGTAGTTCCACGCCACCGGCATCGGACACCAGAGCGATAGATGCCGCCCCTTCGGTCACGCTGGTTCCCTGGTCGTTGAATATCATTATCGAGCCGGTTGTCCCACCGTCGCTCATAATATTGATGGCTTTCGCTAGATTTGCCGTGCTTTTCAATTCAATGCCGCCAGCATCCGAAAGCAGTTCGATGGATGCGGCTCCTTCAGTCACGCTTGTCCCTTGGTCGTTGAACAAGGTTATCGTGCCTGACGTACCGCCGTCGTTAGTGAGATTGATAGCGTTGGCTAAATCAGCGGTGGAGCGGATTCCGATTCCCCCGGCATCGGACAGCAGGCTGATGGATTCGGCTCCTTCCGTCACCGACGTTCCCTGGTCGTTGAAGATGGCGATGCTGCCAGTGCTTCCCCCGTCACTGGTCAGGTTAATGGCTTTTGCCAAGTTCGCCGTACTTCGCAGACCGATGCCACCAACGTCAGACAGGATGTTGATGCTTTCGGCTCCTTCGGTTACGCTGGTGCCTGTGTCTGCGTGAATCTTAATCGTCCCGCTGGTGCCGGTGGATTGGGCGATGTAGATGGCGGCGGCGGCGTTGGCACTGCTAACAAGGTCGATGTCACCACTGGATAGCATATCAACATCGGTGCCGTCGTAGTCGATGGTGCCGTTCACGTCCAAGGCTCCCGATAGCGTCAGCCCGGTAAGGCTAGGGCTGGCTGTCCAGGCTGGGATGCACGATGCCTGGTGCAAGATGTTCCCATCCGTGCCCTTGGCAAGACGGGCCATCGTGTGGGATGCCGATGCGTAGGTAATGTCACCGGCAGCGGTCACGACCCCTGCGCTCGTGACGTTCAGATTGTCCCTAACATGGGCGTTCATAATCGCCGCAGTTACGACTTCGCCTGTCGTCCAGCAGCGTGGTGTAGTCCAGGCCATAGATTCCTCCTAGTAGGCCAGTCGGGTGGTATTGCCCAGGCTGGAATTTCCGATGATGAAGAATCCAGCGTACCCGCTGGCTTGCGATAACGTAAACGTAGCCCGGTGGTTCAACTGCGAATCTAGTTGGTGATGTACTTGCTCGACGAAGAAATCTTCAGCGATGCCCAACCCGGCATCGTTCGATGCGGTAACGGTAACCAGGTCGGAAATCTCCCTGGTATAGATGTCGGTCAGCGTAGCCGTGGAGCGGTTGCCAACCATCGTCAAGCGTAACAGCGGAACCGGGTCTTTCCAAGTCGCAACATGGAAATCGGCCCAGTTCTGGGCCTCAGTGGAGTCTGGAATGAACTTGCCGGGGTGCGGGTACGTGCGCTTCCCGAAAGCCGTCTGGCTGGTTGCGTCCGTTGCCACTATTTCCACCGGGTCTTTGACCGTTACCTTATGCCCTTGGCTTTGCAGTTTCGTGATATAAACCGCACCGGAGTGTCCATTGGTCAGGCTGATGTCCATGCTTTGCGCCCGTTTACTCAGGCTCACAGTGATGTCGCTCGTGCGATTGGTGCCACTACCGTCAGCCGAATCGTTGGCTATATAATCTGTAGTGGCGGTCAGGGTTGTCCAGAAATCCACCGCCCTCGACGTACTAGCTGTCCCGCTGGTTGGGTAAGCCGCCGTGAAGATTCTGGTGGCTCCCGCCGATATGCTGGGCGAAGCTGACCCGGTTTCTGGATGCGTCCACAGGACTTCAGCATCATCAGCCAGTTCAGTCTGGGTTCCAAGGGCTGAACTGCCCAGAATCCATGCTCCCGAATGAGGTTGAACCTTGGCCCGAAGTTCGTTGAAGATGAACTTTAAAGGGTCGATTTGGGCGATGTGGGAATATGATAGGGCTGCACCACTTGCGTCGCTGTACGTGGCTTGTGAGGTCGTAGAACGGGTGTCCGTGGAACGGGCGTGACGGTCACGATAGACAATTTTCCCATCAGCCGATTCTTCAAGCAGCCCGGTTTCAGTTTCTTCGATGATGCGCAAAGCATCAAACGTCTTAACCCGCTCAGTCCAGAACCGGGGGAACGTCACGATGCCGGTATCCAAGTCTCTATCGTCATCATCCCACCCGGCTGCGTCCAGCACTTCACCAACCAATTCCCCCGCCTTCTTGTTGGCGAACATGGTGGTTGAAACCTCGAACTTGTTGACGAATCCAAGCGGCCCAATGGCCTTGAGCCGGGCCTTGTTCGCCCCGCCGACACTGGGGATAGGTTCGATAGAATCCAAGAACCCGGCCCATAGCGTAGTGGTGGTAGACCCATCATTCCCGGTCAGCTTCACCTTGCGCCCCGGCACCAGATTCCCGGTTAATGGACTGGACGTATTGAACGTGGAATAGTCGCCCGATTCGTTGTTCAATTCGGCGTTCAAGACCCCAGCGATTGCCTTCCCGACAAGCTGGGATGCGTAATCATTCCCCCGCCGCCACTCGCATGACAACGTGCGAGCCGTCACGTCCTCTCCTGTATCGGAGAAGTCGCCGTCCCCGTTCCAATCCACCGCCAAGACATATGTCCCACGGGCCATTATTTCGCCTTCCGTTTACGCTGGTTCTTCGCTGTCGCCATCGCTATCGCCACGGCTTGCTTCTGCGGGTAGCCGGACTTCTTTAGTTCTGTGATGTTATAGCTTACGGCCTTCTTGGATTTCCCCTTCTTCAACGGCATCAGGCTTCACCAAACACGCCACGGAATCCACCGGACAGGGCATGGTCACGAACCGCCTCCACCACCACCCGGCGCAAATCTTCAAGTCCATATACGGCTCCGTGGAAGATGAAGTTATTCGTACCGGGGCCGCTCCCACTGGGATGCACCCTGGCCCCACCGGGCAGGGATACCACTTCCGGCCCACGCTCACCAACCAGGGCCAAGCCTCCACCAGATACGCCGCCGCCTTGCATGGGCCGCATCCACTCATTCGACAACACGTTCTCCGCAATACCTCTATACTCCAAAGGAATCACGTTCTTTGCTATTTGAGATTGCAGAGCTTCTATCTGATACCTTGTTGCCCTTATTCGTTCAGTCTGACGCTGGTATTGGTCTTGCAAAGGCCTGACACTACCAGTCCAGTATTGTTGCCTACGCTGGGATGCGCCATACCCTGTACCAGCGTATTCTTGCATCCCGGCTTCGGCCTGTGTGATTGCTTGCCGCATCGACGGCAAAGCACCCTTTTGGCTTTCAAGGGCGTGTTCTACAGAGCGTAATTTCTCCCGCTGTTCTGCCATACTGGCAAACTGCGGTGTCCCCTTAAATTTTTCAATCATCCTTTGCCGCTCTGCTTCGGCTGCGTCTTTTTCTTCGTCCTCTCTTTTCTTTTTTTCCCTGTTTATTTCGTCTTGTATCCTCTTGTTTTGTTCCGCTGAAAACCCTTCTAGTTCATCGCCCCACGAATGGATATTGTCAGTGAGCTTGTCACCCATACGGTCAAGCGTTTGCTGCATTGCAAAATCAGCGTCACCAAGAAGCGGGGGGATTTTATCGAGGGCATGACCGATTGCGTCCGGCAATTCCTCCCACTTCTTTCCATGTTCATCAAGACCACGATTGCTCCGCTCTATTTGTTCCAGAATCTTATCAGTCGTCCTTCGCACACCCTCAAATTCTTCTTCCATATTTTCGACTTTTTGCCGGGACAGGAAGGCGTCAATCTCAGCGTTTAATTCCAAGGCGGTGGTGGTTTCCTTTAACGATTTCTGTATCTCAGCCTCCGCATCCCGTACAGCCTTCGCTTTTCTCTGGGATTCGGTCACGATTACATCCCCGGCTTCTTGGAAGGCTTCGGCTGTGTTACGGATAGCTTCTGCCATAGCGACGGCCTTTTCTTCGACTATGCCATTCGTCTTGTCTATCTCAAATCCCCAGCCTTTAACGGACTCTTTCACGCCCTCCGTCGCCCCGGCGATTTCGTTTTCCAGCTTCTTGATGTCTTCAGCGATGCTTCCGGTTCCTGTGGCAAACGCCCGGTCAGTTTCTTCCACGGCGGGTATCAGCGTATGATTCATCTCATCGCTCATGTCTCCCATCGCCGCACCGCCGGAAGCCGCCCATTTGGTCATGGTGAAATCCATATCGTCTATCTTGCGGATTGCGTCGTCAATGGCAGCACCCCAGCCTCGTAACGCAGGGTGCCAGCTAGTCATGGCCTTGATGCCTTGTAGGAATCCTTTCGCTAAATCAAGAATCGACTTGATGAATGACGAAACCGTTTTCTTGACGGTGTCCACAATCTTGTCCCAGTTCTTGATGACGGCAATCAGGATGATTAACGGCGGCATGAGAAGGCCAAGGGCGATTTTCATCTTCAGCCCCATGTCCTCCCATTTCTTCCAGATGATAATAGTCGCAGCTATGGCGACAGTAATGGCAAGGATGGTAGCCGTGATGGGGAAGATGGATGCCATCACCATAGTGAACCCGGCAGCCAGCAACGGCAGGGCTATAAGGATTGGCCCAACGACCAACAATATCGCACCGATGGCGGCGGCGGTGAGGGCAAGCACCTTCGTTAGTTCTGGGTGGGCTGATGTCCATTCGATGATTTGGCGTACGAATAGTTCTATCTTCGGTATGACAGATTCCAAGATGGGTAGCAACACCTTACCGAACTCCTGGGATAAATCCCCCAGCCGGTTGGTCAGTTGGGTCATCGGGTCAGCCGACGCTTCAGCTTGTCCTCCAAACTTTTGTTGCAGGGCCGTGATGACTTCCAATGGCCCAGCGGTATTGTCCAACGTAACCCCGAAACCCTTCAAGGCTGTGGCTTCCCCACCGATGGCCCTCCCAACGGCAAGGGCTACACCTTCCAGGCTTTTACCAGACCCAGCCGCCGTATCCAGCAAGGCCGGTAGAACCTTGATGCTGTTCTCGTAATCCCCGCTCGCTAACACCAGTTGACGGAGGGCATCCCGTTGCTGCTCGTCCCCGAAGTTCGTCTTGTTCTGCTGGGCGGCAACCACCGCCTCGATGGATTTCTTCTGAGCATCATAACTAGACCCGGCCCCTTTCAAGGCTGCATCCAGCTTCTTGATGCCAATCTGTTCTTCTTGGAACGACTTCATAGCAGCGACACCGATGGCGGTTATCCCGGCACCGATGCCAGCCGCAGCCATCCCAATCTTTTGCCGGTGCTTGCCGAAGTTCCCGGCGAGACGCCCCATGCGTCCCTCAACCTTGTCGATGGTAGCGGAAGCCTGGTCTTTGGCTTGGAGTAGAACTGATACCGTCGTGGCTTCAGCCATCGCTCTCTGCCGCCTCAACCATCTCCCGCCATAAGGCTACCTGGGCCGGTTGCATCTGGCTTGCGTCCTGATTATGTTGGTCTTTTGCGCTCATCAATAATCTATAATCCAGAATCTCTCGCACCAAGTTCCAGTTCTGCTCCATCGCCTCATCGGGCAAGCACCCGAAACTTTCACAGATGATGCTCACGGTAGCCGCTACTGGCTGCGGCCCATCGCCAAGGATATGCTCTCCGAGGGTTCGGAGTCTTTTAAACGTGCCTCCGGCTTCTCCTGTTCTGATGTAGCGTTAACCAACCACAGCAGTTCGTCGGCAGATAGATTCTCCAGAATGTCGGGCCGGTTGTAGGGCTGTTCCATCTTCTCGCCCATCAGGTCTGTCCAGTTCCAGGCCAGGAGCCGCTTGGATAATTCCTGGCACAACTGTCCCAGGCTTTCCCCCAACACGCCGCCTTCCCCGCCGCCTTGTTGGAGCCGGGATAGCTGCATGACTTCCTTGACAGCGATGACCGGCATGACCTCAATCCACTCGCCAACGTGGACGTGATAGGGCGTACCAGGGACGGTGATTTCCCCGTCCTCCATCACCTGACCGATGCTGATAGAACAGTCGTCGGATGTGACCCTAACGGCGGGTATTTTCAGCTTTCCCTTGGGCTTCATGAGCCTCTCCTTGTTCCCCATCCCAATCCCCCTCTAAAGGGGGAAAGAGACAGGGTAATGATTACCCTCTGGTCGGCGCAGCAGCGTCAGCAGCGGCAGACCCACCGTTGTGTCGGAACGAAGCCGAATAGGTTATCGGCCCACCAACCGTGCTGGTAATAGAATAGCTTGTGACGATGGCAAAACCGTTGTAGCCCGTGCTGCCGTCAGGCTCGAAATCCCATTCTTCGCCTTCCAGCCCCAGTTCCCCGAATATGGTTGCATCGCCCTGGCTGGAGGCCAGGTCAGCGAACCCCGCAACGTCGATGGTGGCGGTTGGTTTGCCTGCCAAGAAGTTTTGATACGAGTCACCGAAAGCGGTGATGTCGGCTTCCGGTACGGTAAAGTTCAGCGTGACTGAGTTTAACTCATCTTCAATCGCTACCGAGTCAAACGTAAAGTCAGCATCTTTCCCATGAGTTCGTGCCATGATAGTCCCTCCTCAGTATGGTTTATTTGGCCCTCAGAGCCGGTTTAAGGCGATTTATGAAACGGCCCGTGTAGTTGACCCACTACATTGGAAAGTGGCGGTGTACGTGGCAGCATCCCCCACTGGTAGATTGATGGTATACGACGACACCAACGCTCCGGTCAAACCGCTGGACGTACAAGTATATTCTGGGGAATTGGTGTCTGGCCCTGCTCCGTCCGGGTCATAGACCAGCGTCTTCGGCCCCGATGTCAAGGCGATGTGGTCGAAGATAGTTGCATCCCCATCCGATGCGAAATCCATGTCCAACGCCCCCGTCACATCGAAAGATATGTCCTTCTTCCCTGCCAGGAAATTTTGGTACGCATCCCCGAAGGCAGTGATATCGCCCTCTGCAACCGATGCAGTCATGGTGATACTGGTCAGTTCATCCTCAATCGCCACCGAATTGAAGCTGAAATTACTATCTTTCCCGTGGGTTCTTGCCATGTCTATCTCCTACGTTACGAAGTAACCGAAACTGACGTAATTCTGAAACGTTCGGCTTCCTGTGCCGGACGACTGTATCTTCACCCGCCACCAAGATTCAGATGCTCCTGGCCCTGTGGCAGACGCAGTAAGGAACGATACCCCGGTGCTATGCGTAATAGTCCCGAAGTTGATGCGGGTCGTGGGGGAACCCCAGGTATCATTCGTCTCGCTCTGGATTTCCAGGGCAATCGTATTTGTCCCAGAGCCACCCATTTCGACCATTCGCCAGACACCGAAAATCGTGTTGGTTGCGGCTATCACGCCGCTGTTATAGCCAGTGCCGTTGACGACCACTGTCGAGCCGTTGCAGGTTATCGTGTTGGCGAGAATGATTTGGGAGCGGAACGGTGCGCTTGCACCCTGCCAGGTGACGTTGCAGGCGATGGCATCCCCAACGCTGCTGACACGGGGAGATGCGCTGATTAGAGTTGGCCCTTCATAGCCCACATTGCCTTGGGTCAACCCGCCGGGATAGATTCCAACCCGCCTCGCTGTGGCGGTAAGGTCAGTGAACATTTCACCGTCGTAGTTCGGGCTGGACGTACTCCAAAGCCCGTTTACATCGAAGGTGAATGTTGGCTTTCCCTGGACGTAAGTCATGTCAGTATCGGCGAAAGCTGTTACGTCAGCCGGGGTCTCAGCAAAGTTCAGCGTCATGGAGTTGGATATTCCGCTGAAGTCAAATTCATCCACCAATAAACCGGCAGACTTTGCATGGATTCTAGCCACGGTTCCTCCTCTTGGGTTTGGGTGCTTTAGCTAATTCCCCTTGCGCCCATTCAGCGTCGGATTCTTCATACACCTTGACGGCTCGCAACCGTATCAATTCTTCTACGTCCACCGGCTCGTCCCCATCCAAGGCGAATCGCTGGCCCCGGTGGATGCGGATAGACGATGGCGTAACCCCCGGCCCTTGAGCCATCAGCAGTTTCTTCAAGGCCAGATACCAGATTGGTTCTTCTTCAGTTGTCTTCGTGGTGTCTGGCATGGAAGTTTTCTTTCCTGGAAAATGAGAATATGTCCTCAGATATAGAATTATCGAACTGCCTTGTCTCCTGGCATTTCTCACACCGGCCTTGGCTCAGTTTGCCATTAGCAGCTTCAATCATCCAATGGTGAATACATCCTTTAGCTTTGGTCTGCGATGATGCGATACAGCCCTCCAACGTGTTGATACACGACTCCATCTTGGTCTTCTGTTAAGTAAATATCAGATTCCCGGCGGCACATAAGTAACGCATGGCCCGTGATGCTCAACGAAGCATCCTGCATGACTGAATCAATCTGGGTGTCTATATCCCCTGCCGATTTGGGCCAGGGACTCCGGTCTATGGCTTTAATCATGTAAACGGCGGCTCCACCCCGCCCGGTGTACGACCAATATTCGTCCACTTTGGACATAGCCTGGAACACCACATAAGGCGGTGCAGTGTTAGCTGGGGCGAGGAGGTTGAACACGCCACCCGTGGCCTCATTGGTCACTGCCGCTACGTTCAGCACCGCATATACCGCTGTATCCAGATTTACCCTCAGATTAGCCATCTATAATTCCCTGGTTATATCTTCGACGGCCTTGGTGAACCGGGGTCGCTCCTTCTCCGCATTGGGAATCATGAACGGCCTGGCTGTCATGTGAATAGTTCCGTATTCCAAGTGCGGGGCGTAGTGGGTTGTTGGCCCAACAGTCCAGGCCAGCTTCCCGGCCTCCCGTGCTGTGATGCTGTTACGGGTGGTTCCGGTGTCCACCGGGCAATCCTCCTTGGATGTTCGTTCAATGGTGAACGCCGCAATCCGAATGGCTTTCTCAAGCATCTCCTCCACTTCTCGCCACTTCGGATTCAGCTTCACTACGATTTTAGCTGCAAATTCCATAAAAACAAAAACCCCTTAAACGCACTCTAACGTCGTTTAAGGGCTTCTTTGAGCCTCCCATATATTCCCACCCCTGCTAGCGGTCAGGCCGCTCATTGGGCCTCTCTGGGCCTCCAAGACGGGGTTGTGTCAATTGTCGCCCACCGGGACATGGATGTAGCCACCTTGTCCGTCAGCTTTCAGCTTGACCTTCGCTGTTTCGGGTGCAAAAGTGCTGACAGCCTGGCATCGGCGGCACTTAATCTCGACTAGGCTACTCCCATCCAATCGGATTCGGGCTAGTAAACTCCGGCATTCTATTCTGCGGCATCGGGCCTCTTGCAGCCCTACAGTTGGCGCATCTGGCATCGCTTTGACAGCGTCCAGGATTTGCCGGTGTCCACTGATTGTACAGCATAAGTCCCACTGGAGTGAACCACCCTATCGGTTGGGTCGATGGATTGGTCATACGCTACCGTCAAGGTGAAATCCAACTGGGTATCCAGTCTCTCAGCAGCGATAGATTCGCTCGCTCCTTTCGCATTAAGCCGGGCTGGGATGTTTTGGTACACATTCCCCCAACTTGTTATGAAGCCGCCCTGTCCGTCGGCCTCCTGTGATTCTCGTTGGATGTTTACCGTGTCGGGCATGGCGGTCTTCATCGCTGCCCTCATATAGGTCAAATCCAACCCTTGCAATAACTTATCTGCCATGATTATCCGTCTGAATACCGTCCGAATTGCCCGGTGCCAGAGTCCAGAATATTCAGCCCAGTCACTTCATCGGAATCGGTGTAAACACTGAACCCGTCTTTGCGCCGAGGCATGACTGTAGTGGTGCCGCTGGCCTTGCGGCGTAATCGTTTGGCCTGGGTCATATACATCTGGGCCACTTGGCCTTTCTGGAAACTGGCCCCGTCAGCAGAGAATGAGAAATCTCTGGCGAACCGAACAGCCAAAGTCTCGCACGCCCGTGCCGCTGATTTGAGGACGCTGTCGCCTTCTTGGGATAAGAAATCATCCAGTTCGGCATCTTGGAATAAGACCCGGTCAGAATCGGTGTCGCCGATTTCCAATCGAACCCTATCCCTGTCTGCTGTGCTACCGGCAGTGTATGAGAAAGCCATCAGACCCTCACGAATATGGTCAATGTCAAAGCATCAGTCAGGGCATCGGAGCCAGCCAGTTCCACTAACAGATTCCCATGTATCAATGCTGGCACATAAGCCCCGGTTATGGCTGAAGCTGTATTGTCGTCCATCTGGATGGACGGATAGACCCACGCATCCGTGGCACTGTTGGTGATGGTCAACAACGTCACAGATACGGGGTCGCCAGGAGACGAAAGGGTTGTATCGGTGGTGCTTGGTGCTGACGCATGGAAGTTAAAGTAAGCCGCCAGCAGTTCAGAATACGGCAACGCTGTCACCAAGGAACCCGTCGCTGAAGCATCAGACCCGGTGGTGCTAACCTTGATGACGTAGCGTTCTATAGCCATCAACGACCAGCGTAATAGACGACCACCACTTCAGCCGTGTCGGGGCTGTTCGCCTGGGCAATCGTCACCTTGATATTATCGGCTATGCACACCTTATCGTAGACTTCTTCGGTGCCATCGTAGGTGATGTCAGCCCCGGTTTCATCGTCTATGACATGGCGTGGATGGAACCATCCGCTAGTATTGGCGTTCGTGAGTGTCAGGATGGTTAAGGCTGGGCCGTTGTTCCCCGCCGTTGCGATGGTCACATCCGTCGTTCCAGGCGGGGAATCCCCATAGGTCACCCCGATGGAGCATATCTGCCCGGTGATAACGTGGCCGCTGGTGTTGTTTGCCGTAGCAGAGCCGTCACCACCAACGGCGGCCCCACTGTTAATAGTGACCGATTCGTATCCGTATGCCATTCAGCCCTCCTAGTTTTCCCTGAGTGCTTGCGATGGGGCAAGCACCCAGGACATCCACCCTGTGACAGTTAGATGTCTGCCCGTAGGCAGCCCTACATTTAACTGTCTATGGCTGGTAGGACGTAGCCGGAAGCCGTATCAACTGCGCTTCCCAGGTTGTCGAACTGCCTGACCCCATCAGCGTCAATCAGAACTTCCGATGCTGTGTCAGCGTGACCGATTCGGTTGTGGGCAATGATGCCCGAATTGGCTGTCGTATCGCTGTCAATCAGCAAGTCTCCCGCAGTATTCAGCCGGTATATGTGGTTGTAAGCAATCTCGCAGTTGGTGACGTCTTTTCCGGTGGCTACTGATATGATGGCCTCCGAGTTTTGAACGCCCATGCTGATGTAGTTGTTGTTGAAGACCAGTCCATCAATGTCGCCGCCGATGTCGAGGACGCCGTTGTTCCCGGTGTCTGGCGATATCACCACGTTGTTGGTGAACTCCAGCCGGTCACATTCGTTGTTGGTGGTGGTCATCTTAATGAGGTCAACGAAATTCATACTCGTCGCTGTGTCCACGAAGCGACACTTATTGACCACGAACCCAGCTGCACTCAGGTCAAAAACCTCCACGATGTCGGCGTAGTTCATGGAAAAAATGCAGTTGTGTATCTGCACATCGGCTGCTGTTACATTTATGTCTGTGGTCGCAGCAGTGTCCAGGGTAATGGTGGGGCGGCTATTGCCCACTCCCATCCCGATAACGGTTACACCAGCCACGTCGAATGTAATGGCAGCAGCGGCAGATATAGTCTCACTGTGACCGGGGGCAATGAGAATTACATCGCCGTTATTAGCGGTACACTTTCCGATAGCACCGTCCAGGGTAGCGGCTGGCTGGCTGGGATTGGTGGCAGCATTGTTATTGCTAGCCGAATCCGCTCCCGAATCAACGTGGTACACATTCCCCGTAGTGAGTAATGGGCTACCGATACCGCCCAACCCTTCCACCGGGACTCCACGGCTTTTTATTCCACTGGGAAAATTCGTAGGCATAACCAGTTTCTCCTTCAAGAAACCAGCAGCGGGGCCGGTGCATTAACGCATGGGACACCCGCTGCCAGCTTGCCTTAGATTATTTAGCTGGGATTCTGGCCGTAAATCCACCGCCAGTCTGTCCAACCGATGCCGTACCTCATATAGCCCCTAAATTTGGCTGTGAGGCCATCGAAGTCTTCGGCTTCAGCGAACTCTGG